ATCGTGCATAGCCGCTCTTCCCATTCTATGGGAAATGCGCTGTATCGACTTTTCCATGATAAGAATGGTCAGGTCGATCGCATACCTCGTCAGCGCGAGCAGCTTAATGTGGCTGCTTTGCGCGCGTGGCGTGCTCGCATTGCTTCTGAGGTGGACCTTCGCGCACCCACTGAGCACTACGTTGATGTTAATGCTCGTGAGGCGCGTAAGCCTCACGTCAAGAAGCCACTTCGTGAGAAAGGCTGGGAGGAGACTGTTGAGAGGGGATGTCATGGCCATATACACAATACTTACGGTAGGGAACGTCAGGGAGTACCCTACGTGACGGGTAATTTGAAGCCAGATGAGTTCCTGCCCCCAGGGAAACCGGGTCGTATCACTGTTGATCTTGGTACCCCGTGTTCCCTACGTGCAGGATATCTCATGGACAGCATCAAGGACGTATGGAGCAAGACGGACATGTTTACAGAGCGTGCTCACTTGCCTCCATTGTCCTCTGATTGCCCGCACGTAGAGGATATATATAATAATGGTGTTCGTTTGGTATTTGTTAAGTCGCCTGATCTCAATGTGTTAACGAAATGGTTCACTCGAATGGAGCATGAATCTATATGTTTGTTTTTCTCCGATGATGCATGCGTTTCTTTGCGCACTGCCGAGGGGATGTTGTACTTTAATCTTGATATTTCATCGTGTGATAGTTCCAACGTCCCCGCGGTATTCGAAGCTGTCCGGGAGCTTGCGCCGCCTAGAATGCGTGTTCATATGAATGCGCTTATTAAGCAGTGCTCGCACCGGATTCAGATAGGTCATGGTCGTGAGAAGATGATCTTTAAGCCTAAGGGCTTCTTCGAGTACTCCGGGAGTGTTCTTACAACAACGTTGAACAATGTCGCAGTTTCTGCTATTATCTGTCACATTCTTTCCACGTACCATGAAGACAATCTACGCGATATCGTCATCAGCGGTATTGAGCGTAGGTTGGAGGATTGCGGGTGGAAGTGTACAATAGAGTGGTGTTCGGTGATGGAGAAGATACAATTTTTGAAGTGCTCACCGTGTAGAACCGAGGAAGGTCGGTGGCGAGCTATTTTGAATCTGGGGGTGATATTGAGGTCAATGGGACAGCGAGTTCGTGA